AGTAGCAGAGGGCAAGCGGGAAGAGCAGCAGGAACGCGACGATATTCTGGTTAACAATAAATGGGACGACAATAGCTACAGGGCTATAAGCGACAGGATAGATTGGAGGGAAAGGCGCTCGTCTGCGAATGCAGAGTGGAAAGGTATATTCGCTACGCTTTCCAAGCAGTTCCCGAAATCTGCACAGGCTGCTGATCCCGAAAGTAGGAAAGAATACTACTCTATACTGGCGACGGCGCTGGGAACTATTCCCGACACCAGAAGTAGGGGCCAAGTGCTGATGGCTGCGTATCGAGCTATCCAGCCAGATGAGGATTCTCCCAAGCTGACAGAAGAAGAGAAGAGTATGGGGGACCTAGACTACGAATACATGTTCGATGAACGCGAGAGGCTAATGAACAGCCTGAGCCCGGAAGACAAGGCCCTGCTTAACGCGGAGATAGACGCCAGTGACACTGCCGCAGAGGTCAGGTACAGGAGAGACATCGACACTATCAGGCAGACAGGATTCTGGGACATCAAGGATAACGAGGCCGAGAGGGCAGGAGTAGCTGATAAGTGGCGGGAATACCAGAGGTTATCAGGAAGGGCAAAGACGCTATACAGGAATAAGAACTCAGACTTGGACAGTATGTTGAAGTCTGCCAGTATGAGGCAGGACGCAATAAGATTCCAGAGCTTCCGTGCCGGGACGCAACTGGAAGACTTATTGATGTACTGGGGATTCTATAGCAAGCCTATCGAGGAAAAGAAAGGCACGGGCTTTATAAGTCAGCAGCTAAGGCAACCTGCCGCCGCAGGGGATTTCGGAAGACTCTACTTAAAGAAGTAAATGTACGGCAATTACGGTAAGCACGGTAAGCACGGTAAAATACACGCAATGTCGGAATTAGGGATTGCTCTGCTGACGCCAGCGGATCCGCGCTACCGTTGACAAACCTGACGGCACGAAGATATCCTAAGAACAGGAGGGAAAGATTATGACTACAGAACAGACAGATTTTACGGCGTCACCGTCACCAGACGGCACGGTAACCGATAGCGCACCGTCAGCGGAGCACTCGGTTACAGCGGTTACAGACTCGCCTGACGCCCCGGTATCAACAACAGGGGAACAAGCGCCACAAGCTACGCAGGAGCAATCACCACAACCAGTGACTGCGCCACCACCGTCACCAGACGGCACGGCACCAGCGCCACCAGCGCCACCACAGCAGTATTCACCTGAACATATACAGAGAATGCAGCAGGAAAGCGCACAGTACGCACAGGTTCAGGCACAGGCAGCGCTACAAAACCAAGCCACACAATATAGGCAACAACTTGAATCTCAGGGGTTTCTTCCTGAACATGCCCAGCAGTCTGCTAATGAATACATGCAGAGTCAGCAAAGGCAAATGGACTTAATAAAGCAGGCCGAGGAGTATGGCAGGCACGTCCAAGGGAAGCAGATAGCAGCGGAGCATTTCGTCCAGAAGTACAACCTTAATATAGGGGACCTGACGGAACTTCGTAAATATAACGACCCTGAGAGTATGGACAAAGGCGCACAGAAGCTATCTAATGACAGAAGACGTGACGAGGAGTTGGCGAAATACAAGCAGGGACAGGTACCTGCACAAGCGGTGGACAACAGTCAGGGCAACCCACAGGTGGCTGCCGATGAGGGAGGCTGGCTAGATAGGTATAACGCAGGCGATAGATCGCCTAGTGCTGTAGCCGCAGCGGCACGAGCAGCAGGTGTATCATAATTTAGTCAGGAGGAAAGAGTAGTATGGCACAAACAGCGACGACAGGAAATCTGGAAAATGCACAGAAGATTATAATCGCGGCTTCCAGATACACAGAGGAACATAATGCCCCGGCGATGGCCCTCATAGAGAGCTTTAGTCTTGGTAAGGGCGAGAAACAAGTCACGGTTCCAAAAGTTGGACAGATGAGTATTTCCGACTTACAAGACGGCGTGGATATAATCGACGAGGAAGACATCGGCATGACCACTGTTGACCTCACCGCCGCAGAAGTAGGCGCAAAGGTTATCTTGACAGACAAACTTATCAGGCAAACATCCGAGAACGTCATGTCCATAGTGGGCAGGCAGCTTGGTGACGGCATGGCAAGAAAGAAAGACAATGACGTTACTGCGCTCTATAGCGGATTCGGAACAGACATAGGTTCGGCAGGCCGAGCCATGAGCCTTGCCAATGTTTCTGCTTCTGTTGCTTATGCAAAGGGCAATAACTTCGGGTCACAGGTCTATATCAACCACCACCCGTTTGCAGTATGGGACGTTGCTAACACAGCAGTGACAGCATCATCCACATACCCTGTACCCAAGGGATGGACGGAAGACTTACTCGGTAACTTCTTTAGTGGACTCAGGCCCATTAACGGTGTTCCAATATTTGAAGACGGAAACATAACAATTGACAGCAGTGATGACGCAGTAGGCGTGATATGTGACAAGAGCGCACTCTGTGTACTCAAGTCTGTAGACACACGTACAGAGCGACAGAGGGATGCTTCCCTCCGCGCTACTGAGCTTGTTATGACCGCTGACTACGGCGTATTTGAGCTAGATGACAGTAAAGGCGCAGCGCTTACACTTGATGCTGCTACACCTGCAACTAGCTAGTAACGGAGGGCAGGTATGGTAACAACTAAGGAACGTCAGGATTTAAGGCAGGAACTTGTAAGCAAGGGCTACTCTTGGGAATACGTTGATGAGTGGCAGCCAAAGGTTACTCTCTACAGGCACGCAGCATTGCTGAATGCCAGCGGAGAAGAGATCAAGCCCGCAGGCACTGCCGTCAAGGGATTACCCGGAAACCCTGACTACGCCTTGAAGAAGTCCAGACTGGGCATGTTACCGTTTCCTCCCAGTGACACATGTAGTTGTAGATGGTGTGGGAATAATGCCGCAGAAGATGTTAAGGTAGAGGAGCCGGAGCCAGAGCTTAAGCCCTCCACTCGGACTCTGGCTTCGGCACTCTGTCCAGATTGTTCTTTTAAGGTAACCGCTGCTACTCAATCTGGCGCGGCCTCAAAGATGAGGGCGCACATTAAAACACATAGTTGATGAGATCGAGGCGGCTGTAAAGATAGGCCGAGGTCGCCACGGTCACATAATAATCGGCTTATCGCAGGACGTAAGAGCCTGTTAATAAACCTTGAAGGAGGTTGATATGTCTTTCGGAGCGATTCAAAGTGGATTATATGGTTTTGAAAAACAAACCACATCAAAGAAACGGCAAGTATATGGTGCTACGATGGCACTTCCAGACGGAAGGGTGTATCGCTATGTAGAGAATGGCGGCACTGCTATTGGTGAAGGCTTAGTTGTAGCCAGTGAGGCACCAGCAGGAAACCACGATGAAGACTTAGTGGTAGCAACAAGTGGTTCAGCAGGTGGCACAACTATCGGAGTTACTCTCGGTGCCACAGCAGCCGCTAAAGACCTTTACGCAGAAGGGTATATATTCTCTAACCTAGCTTCTACAACTCCGCATGAGATGTATAAGATTAAAGGTCATCCTCTTATAGCCTCTAACGGTACAGGAACTATTACGATTGCTGAGCCAGACGGATTCCAGACTGCTATCACGGCAGGTACGGATACAGTAGGTCTTATCAAGAGTCCATACAAGGACATCGTAGTTGCTCCCGCAGCCGTTGCAGGACGCTTCGTTGGCGTGACTTGCGCTGATCTTGAAGCTGACTACTACGGATGGGTACAGGTAGCAGGTTTAGCCTCGGTTAAAATTGACGGCACTCCTGCGGTTGGTACGCTGGTTGGGGCAAGCTCTAACCACGCTGGACAGCTTCTCGCTGTTGGCGCAGATACCACCCCTGCATTGGGTAGGCTCCACGGTAAAGCTGGTGTGGACAACGAGTTCCATACCGTCTTCCTGATGAACCTTGCCTAATGACGACTGACTTATGGCTACCGCAGGGGGTGACTTCTCACCGGTCATCCTCTGCTGGTAATAACGCTGAGACAGGTGGGTCTGTAGTACAGCACGTTTTTCAAGTGCATGATCCCGTGACGGATAAGAAGCATAAGTTTGTTATCCTGACGGATGAAGACACCTCACAGGCACATCTTGAGGACATGGTATCTAATGCCGTGGACAGGTGGTTTGGCGAGGTACGTGCAAAGAACCACAAGCCCGCGCCTACGCCTGAACAGCGCAAGGAGATAGGCAAGATACTAAACGACATACGGAGCCACAATATAAAGCGCGGAGAGAGCACGAATAACACGCTATATTACAAGGGTCTAGGGGGAGCAAAGAATGGAAGAAGTAAGAACAACGGAGCAAGATTTAGCGGAAGTCCTTAGAGCTAGGGTTAATGAAGTTACCACGCTACAGGTACAGGTAGCTACGTTATCCAGAACTATTAAGGAGCTTACTGAGAAGCTAGAGGCCAAGGAGGCTGATGATGCCGAAGGTGGGTAAGAGAAAATTCGCATATACTGCTAAAGGCAAGAAAGCAGCATCTGATTACGCCAAGAAAACGGGTAAGAAGATGACCAAGAAAAAGAAATATTAGAGAGGTGCTACGATGGTGGTGCTTCAGGGGCGCACCCGCGCCCAGTTACGTCAGAGTGTCGGGTATAATCTAGGTGCTATATATGTATCATCTGCCAGCGGCACTGGCAGTACCACTACGATTGTAGATAACACCCTGACTGGAGGCGACGATGACCACAACGGTAAGTTCGTGGTGTTTAACGACGCAAGTGGGAACGCTGGGCAGGTTACTAGGGTGTCGGATTACACATCTAGTGACACTACCCTTAGGCTATCTCCTGCTGTAGACGCTACATCAGTAGCGAATGACACGTATGAGCTATGGGATGCAGAGTATAACCCTGCCACTATAGATGAGTTTATGAATCAGGCCATCATAGAGGCTTCAGGGCAGGCATACGACCCTGTAGAAAACCTGTCACTTCACTCAGATGGCAAGACCCTGAGATATGACATACCATCAGGGATATCAATGATTAAGGATATT